GGCAGGTCCACCGCCGGGTTCGCGCGACGATCGCGATCCCGGAGGATTCCAGTTTATGTCTTGGCGACTAAGTATGTACATCCGCTTTACCAAAGCGGCGGGGGGTATTAGCCCCCCCCCAGGGGCTGTCCTTGGCCTTCAGTCGAGGTCGCTCCAGTGTATACTGGGAACGGAAACTCCCGCCGTGCCAGACATGGCGGTGGCGGCTGTGCGGCCGGCCCACTTGATGGCCGACTGCAGGACTGGGGAATCGTCATACATCTCCCGGAGGCCTTCAAGGCCTCCAAAGAGGTTGCGGACGTTCTCCAACAGGCCAGGGTCCAAAGACGTCTTCTCACCTTCCTCGCTCTGAACGACATCATTCAGAAAGCCAATGTTGTTGGAAGAGGTCTGAGGAATGCACTCGTAGTTGCAAACAATCGAAACTCGGTAACACTCCACGGCCTTGTAACGGGGCGCGTGGACCATGAAACCGAAGCACGGGATGCCCTCAAGCGTCACCGTGCCACCGTTCTTGGTGCGGTACTCCTCGCAGCGGTTGTCGTAGCCCTGAATGGTCCAGGCGTAGTCTGGGCCAATGGGCAGGTAAGCCGACTGGGACCGCGAGTAACCTCCGTCCACCGTGTTGGGCATCGTGCTAACAGTCACGGCATCAGAAACCGTGAAGGCGCGAATGTAGCCCGCCGTCTCCGTGGTGTTGCCCACATAAGAGAGCTTGACACACGCAGAGACGAAACGCAGGGACGAGGCGTCAGGGACAGACGAGAGTCCGACCAAGTTGTTGGCGCTCCAAGCCACCGTTGTGGCAGTGCCGACAGAGGCAGTAAGATACTGGCCCGTATCAGCACAAACCACTACGCCAGTGTTCCCGTAGGTGGCGTCGGTGGTGAGGGGAAAGCCAGCGCGGAAGGTGACGGGGACCGAAGGGAACGCGTCATACAGAGGCACGTGTGCAGAACCACGAAACGGATCAGCAACAGAACGAAAATACTTGTAGTAATCGCTCCCCTGCATGTTGTCGTAGTAAAGCCCCTCGTAGTCCTCGGGCTGGCGCCGGCGCCTCTTTGGCCCGACGTTCGCCCACTTCTGCGAAGATAGACCCGAAGTAGAGTCACGAAGCGCCATTTGGCGTTGGCGAGTCATGAGCTGCTTGGTCTTCTTCTTCTTGGTTTTCGACTTGCTTTGAGTCATCATTTCTTTGTGACCCATGTTTATGTACTGTTGTTTTCGGGCGTACCGCCGCACGCCCGAATTACCGCTATCGCAGTGGCCCTGTCTGGCGACCCAGTCATCTCAGACAGGATAGAGTCATACGCCTCGCGCTGGTGGTCCGCGTCAATGTACTTCTTCGAGAGGTACGCGTAAACCATCTTGGGGAGCGTGAGGAGGTAACAACCATTTGCGGTGTAGCGGTGGGAGCAGAACTCAAAGTCTTCTCCGCCCCGAACCGGCGTGCCTTTGACCTTAAGACCGAGGGAGGCATAAGCCTCAACCACGGCCGACAGGGGCACTTCCTCCGGGATCTCCTCCAAGCAATCGTCTCCCATGGTCCACACCTTGCCCATTGGAATGTTGAGCTGGAGCGCGACCAGGTAGTAGGCTGCTGCCCGCATACGGCTGTTGCCAGAAGCGGTAGAGAAGAGACCAGAGGACTGAGGTCCTTCCGGCTTTGGGGAAAAGATGTATCCCTGGCTGTCGACGTAGAGAATGCGCTTGGCGTACCTCGCCACGGCTCGAGTGCCGTAGGCGAAGAAACTCTGCTCATCGAGGCCAGAGAGGCGGATGCGAACGTCCGCGTCGATGTCGAAAAAGTGCGGCATGAGGGAAACGTCCCAGCCTGACATATCGGTGGCTACCACGCGATCGCCAAGCGGGGAGACCTCGGAATACAGCCGCTCCCACCCCTCATGCGTAAAGCTAATACCGCAGGAGGTGGGCTCATAGGCCCAATACTCCTGCTCGAGCGTGTTCTGCATGTAATGGAAAAGTCGGTCGACGAGCTGGTCCGCAAGGTTGTGAATGGCAATAAGCCTGACCCTGCGCTCGACGATCTTCTTGTGCGAGTGGGGTTCCCCTTTGACGAAGTACACGGCACAGCCACGAAGGCCATACCACATAACGTCGCGGGGGTCTGTGGGCACGACGCCAGCGAGATACAGCTTCCACAGCGCCTTGACCTTGTACACAGCGTACTCGAGGATCTCATCATGGTGGTTCTCAAGCACGGTTGCGATATCGGGGCCAATGTCAGTGACACGCGCCTCGTAACCGGGCGAGGCCTGGTGCCGGAGCGTGTGCATAAGGTCTGAGAAAATACTGCCGTACGCGATGTCGTCGAATTGTTTGTCGTCATCGAAGACTTTGAACGTCGGGAATGCATGGTACACGTCGCAGAGCTTTTCAACTACTGCGGCGCGGGCATGATCCGACGGTGGAGTTTGGGATTTTGAGCGGCGACGGAGCTGTCCCTCAAGACTGACTGCAATTGCTTTTGCGTCAACTGGAGGGTTTGAGTAGTCACAGCATTGGGCAAGAAAGTCTTTTGCGTCCGCGCCCTCGACCTCGCCTCCTTCACGGTAGAGCCGTCGGAGTTCGATGACTTCCGCGGTTTCACTCTTTCGCTTGGAGGCTCCTCCACTGGACTCTCCTCGGCCGTATCGGTAACACTCACCCTCCTCTTCAATGTCTGCGAAGAGGGTGAAAGTGCATCGGAGCTGCTCGAGGAGCGAGGGGACAGAGAGATCACTGAGGATTCCCCCAATGCGTCCGTCTGGCTCGTAGTGCCGGTGGTGGTCTTCTGCTGGGGCGCCACCTGCGCCCGTAGCCGAAAATCCGCAATCTGCTGTTTTGTGTTCACCCCACCCGGTTCAGCGTTCTCGTAGTCGTCATTGTAATATCCACCTTCGTCATCACTGTCCAGGAGCTCGTCGATAGCATCGTCGATGTCCTGGTTTGTGTAGTTCGGGTCGTTGACCAACTGCGAGACAATACCGAACGTGTACTCGTTGCGAGTGCTCCGGAGTACTTGCTCGGAGAGCTCAGGCTCCTCCCCTGAGGCCCAGGCCTTGAGGAGGTGTCGAAACTCTTTCTTGTTTGTGCTGGCATGTTCGTACGCCTCCTCATGGAGGTAGGCGTCCTTCTGGCGCGCCGGAGTCTCCTTCACTTCGGGTCGCTTCGTCTCGACGGCATGTTTTGCGTCAAGGTAGCGGCGAAGGTGTCGGAGAATCGGCTCGATTTTGACTGCGCGATTGATGCGCTTGGTCTCATCGTATGCCACATGCACAGCGACCACCTTAGCATTGTGAATGATAGGTGAGCCGCTGCAACCGGCGACGGTATAACACGTGTGGAAGAGGTGGAGGGCGGTGGTATCGACAATTTTGCCAATAGCGCGACAGAAACCGACTTCACCGGAGTCCGCGCCACTAAGCGCGTACTTGGAGTGGATCAGTGTGTTGCGTCCACCGCCGACCGTGTCAAGAGAGGCCTTCATCGAGTTGGTTCCGAGAACCGACTTGACGCCAAGTGTCAGCTCCATCATGCAAAGGTCTGCCTGAGGAAAGCTGTACGAGGAAAGGACGTGCCTCCCTGTGTAGTGGGGGTCATTTGCGTCATCCCACTCGACACTGCCGTTAGGGCCCCGCAGGAAGATAGTGTGTCCGTCCTTCCGCAGGGCGACGACCGCCTCCATCACGTGATGGGGGGTGATGAGGTAGTGAGTGCTCTTGAGGTTCCCGCCCGGCTTCGCGACCAGGAGGGAGAAGGCATTGCCAATGACGTACGGCTCCACAGCATCCAGGGGATCCCCGTCTTCATCGACGGAGTCCTCCCGAAAGGCGATCCAGTACGCACTGGTTTTGAGCGGGACGCTCCCAATTTTAGGTGGGCTCGACGCGCTTGCCCCCTCAAGGGTTTCGGGCAGGCGGACCACGTTGTAGTCAGAGCGCTGCACGAACTCAGTTCCCTCGGGGGTGGGCTTCATCATCGACTCCAGGCGGGCAGAGGCCTCAAGCAAGGAGTTCAATTCGCGCATCGCGCGTTTGTACGCGACGGTATAGACGATGATGCAAAGGAGGAGTCCGGAGAGCCCGAGGATGACCATGTACTCGGTGATAGCAGACGCGAATTGAATCGCGCTGCTCTTCACCAGAGCGCAGGCCGTCTGGAGGCTTCCC